CGAGGCGTCGGGCGCCGGCATCGTGTGTGACGCTTCCTCTCTGCGGAAGGCTTGATGCCCAATGGCGCCGCGTCGGACAGGAAGGCCGCTGCCCCCGCACACCCCTTCGTTGGGTGAGCAGGTGCAGCAGACCATGCAGGGGAGCATCCTGCCCCGCACGGCCCGCTCGTTCGCGGCCGACATCGGGCGCGCAGTCTCAGCGGCCGTCGTCGAGGCGCGCGACGCGGACATGGAGCTCGAGTACCTGAAGGGAAGAGCGCCGAACGCCATCGAATGGATTTCAGGCTCAGAGTTCCTCGGCGACACCATCATGATGACGGGGACGCCCGAGGACCCGCGCCCGCATTGGGGCATGTACAGAGCCATTCGCGACTTCTTCGAGCTCCGTTGCCCCATCTGCAACGACGCGCGCACGGCCGACCCGTGGGGCAAGGGGCGTGAGGCACTCGAGACCGAGGTCCTCCTCGTCTACGACCGCAACGCCGATGATGACGTGTGCCCCAAGTGCCGCATCACGCGGGCCGAGCTCCTCGAGGACAAGCTCGTCAATGGGCACAACACACTTCATCTCGTCGTTGGGATGCGCGCAGGGAAGTCAGACACGCTTGCGCTCGTCGGGACCTATGTCGAGCACGTCCTTTTGACGCTGTCGTTGCGCGAGGAGTATGGCATCCATCGCTTCCTCGGCATCCCGCCCACCGACATCCTCGAGACGACCTTCCTCGCCTCGACCGACGTCCAGGCGAAGGACACCATCTGGACGAAGTTCGTCAACAAGCGGCGCTTGTCGCCGTGGATGCGGCGCTATGTCCCTTGGGTGAAGGGACAAGAAGGACGTCAAAAGACGCCGGAAGGAATGCGCCCCTGGAAGTACCAGGAGAACGACAAAGAGATCGAGAATGGTCATGCGCTCCTTCGGCTCAACTCGCTGAACTCGAACTCGGGCGGCCTCGTGGGTCGTACTCGTCCGGCGGCCTTCGCCGACGAGATCAGCCGCATGAAGCAGACCGAGTCGGCGATGTCGGCGGACGAGGTCTACCGTGGCCTCGAGCACTCGCTTATCACGGTCCGGTCGCAGGTCAAGAACCGAAAGCTACGCCCGACATGGCTCGGGATGATGGCGTCCATTACCTCGCCGATGTCCATCGACGACAAGGGCATGCGGCTCCTCGAGATGGCGCAGAACGACCACCGCGTCTACGCTCGGAAGTACGCGACTTGGGACTACTCTCCGTTCCAGCCGCGGGAGAACTTCGACCAAGAGTTCGCCACAGACCCAACCGGCAGCGACAGGGACTTCGGCGCGAACCCGCCGGCCGCACTCAACCCGCTCATCCACGACCGGCTGCGCTTCCGTGAGTCCGTCATGGACCCGAAGCTGAAGCCGACAGTGGGCTTTCAGCCGTACCACTTCAAGGACATGACAGGGCGAGGCTACATCGCTCTTCGCGCCGTGCACGCGAACCTCGTCCTTCAGACGCCCCACTACTGCGCCTTCGACGCCGGCAAGAACTTCGACGCCTTCGCGGGCGCGATGGCACACGCTGAGGTCGATGAGAACGGCGACGTGGTGTCGGTGCTCGATTGGTGCTTCCGCATCTTGCCTAACCCACGCGAGGAGGTGTGGTTCGACTGCATCCTCGACATGGTGCGCGAGATTCACAAGCAGCAGTTCGTCGTCGAAATTGAGTTCGACCAGTGGAACAGTGTGCACCTCATCCAGAAGATCCGCGAGATGGGCATCCGCGCCGAGCAGGTCTCCCTGAAGCCGGTCGCCTTCATCCGCTTCATGCGCGACGCTTACCTGGGACGTGTCAGGATGCTCCCATGCAAACCGGAAGAGCTCCGTGAAGGCTACCCTGCGGACGTGATGTCGGCCGAGGCCTGCGCCATCTACGAGATTGAAAGATTGGAAAGGGACCCGAAGACGGACAAGGTCTTCAACCCCGCGAAGGGCGAACGTCGAGGTTGGAACTCGGACGACATGGCGCGCGTCATCACCCACGCCCATCAGATGGTCCAAAACCGCGGCTTCACTGAGTCGCAGGACGACATCTCCGCGAAGGCCCGCCGGAAGAGGGCAGAGACCATGATGTCCGAGTGGAGCGCGAACGACCTCGGGCGCATCTACAACCCGCGCACCGCGATGCCGGGCATCAAGTTCCATGGCGGAGGGCGGGGATGGTAGCGAGGGTGGGCCGGGTGTCGCGCTGGGCGCGGATGCTGGTCGGCCTCGGACCTTGGCAGACGCCGCCCTTCGTCCTTCTGTCGGACGCCGACGTCGCACCGTCTGTGCCCCCGCCCCGTCCGCATCCGTCCAGGTGGCTGCGTCTTGGGGCACAGAACGTCGTGGACGAACCCGAGGACATCGGGCAGCACCTCGACATGTCCCGGTCGACGATGGAGCCGAAGGAGGTCCAGTTCCCTTCGGGCGACGAGGGCGACGACCCCGACCCCTACGGCCCCGCTGGTCTGCGCATCGAGGGGCGTACCATTCAAGCGTACGACGGCTGCCCATGCGAAGGAACATGCTGTGACTGCATGGCGCGCGCGGCCTCGGATGAGGTCCATACGCTTCAAGAGCTCACCGAGCTCGATGAGTCGGACCAAGCGACACATGGGATGGGTGGTGCTGAGCCCGACCACGCACGATGGTCCGAGAGTTACAGTGACCCGAACCAGTTCGAGGACCCTGACCTTCATCTTGGGTGACGTCCAAAGGACGTAACAAAGCACTGAAGCGCTTCTTGCTTCCACTATGGGGGAGTGGCTGGCAACTCAGGGCTGATCCGTACGGCCTCGAAGTGGGGCAACCCACGTGCAGTCGTGGCTGCCCTCGAGCGTCAACAGGCGCTCTCCTCGCGCGCGGACCTCGTGCATGACATGACAGAAGGGCAGATCCAGGCCCTTCACGACCGCTTCGAGTCCTTCATGCCCAAGATGGCTGGGCGGCATGGTGAGGTCTCGGACCTCCTCGACAACGTCCTCCCGAAGGACTGCTCATGGTCGAACCCGTATCCCGGGCGACAGGCCTTCCAACGACGGCAGGCCGGCCCGCGCGGGTTGAGTGGGCTTGGAGGCGGCGGGAACTGGAGTGCCCGTACGGCAGGCGTCTTCGGACCCGACGGCGGCGACTTCCAGGGGAACGCGCTCATTACGCCGCAGCGCCCATACCAGCCGGAGTTCGAGTCGCCGGACCGGCAGCACTACCCCGTCCACCGCATCTTGGCGAACCGCTACTGGCGGCTCTTCTACAAGCTCGACGGTGTCGCTGGGCCCGTCGTCGACATGATCTCCGACCTGCCGTGGTCGGACTTCACGCTGACGGGTGAAGGGGTCGACGGCGAAATCAAGGACCGCTGCGAGGCGATGATCGAGGAGACGCGCCTTCGGAACAAGCTCCCGTCAATGTGCCGTGAGTTCTTCGTCTGCGGTGAGGCCTGCCCGCACCTCTTCTACGACGACAACGAGCGCGTCTGGACGCACATCGCGATTCACAACCCCGACCAGCTCGAGGTGATTCACAGCCCCATCCTGAAGATGGAGCCCCTCGTCCAGTTCGTCCCAGATGACAGGCTCCGTCAAATCGTGACGAGCAGCCATCCGCTCCTCGCGCGCATCCGTCAGGCGATGCCGCCCGACCTCGTGGCGCGCATCCAGGCGCGCGAGAACATCACTCTGAGCCCTCTGAACTTCACGCACATCGCGCGGAAGATGCACGAGTACGACGTGCGCGGGACGTCGATTTACTCTCGGCTGTGGCGCGCGTTCATGCTCGAGGACGCGGTCTTCGCGGCGGCCATCGCCACCGCGCGCCGGAACGCATCCCCGCTGAAGGTCGCGAAGCTCGGCGACCCGAACACGAACTGGATTCCTGGGCCCGAACAAGAGCGAAAGCTGCTCCAGCTCATCGCACAGAGCGAGAGCGACCCGGGGGCGTGGCTCGTCTGGCACTACGGCCTCAACTTCGAGCTCGTCGGCATCCAGGAGCGCGTCCTGCCCATCACGCAGTATTACCCGCTCATCGAGCAGATCAAGCTCGGGGCGCTCGGCGTGTCGAAGTCCTTCATCAGCGGCGAGGTGTCTTACAGCTCGGCGGCGGCAGGCCTGACAGTCTTCCTTCAGCGGCTGAAGACCCTTCGCGACTTCTTCGAGTCGGTGTGGATTTATCCGAAGTTCTTCCGGCCCATCGCCGAGATGAATGAATGGGTGAAGCCGACCGAAGCCGAACTCAAGCATCACATCCGGGTGAAGCGCTCGCAGCAGGAGATCCGCGACAGGAACCAGTACATCATCCCCAAGATCAAGTGGGAGAAGAGCTTGGACCCCACGGTGGACACCGAGCGCGTGAACGCCTTCGCGGCGCTCGAGGGGCTGGGGTTGAAGTTCAGCAAGCGCACGAAGATGGCGGCCGTCGGTATCGACTACGAGACCGAGCTCAAGCAGATCGTCTCCGAAGTCGAGATGGAGCAAGACATCGTCGGCAACAACACGGCCGCAGGGCTCGCAGCAGGCTTGCTCGCGCCTCCGGGCGCCGAGGGAGCTCCAGGCGGCGCGGGCGGTGGCGCGGGCGGTGG